AAACAACGGAGCGCATCATGACACGACAACAGGCAAAACAAGCAGGCGAGATCATCGGATTATCAATGTGCAGCATCATGACACTATTGATAGCACACGCAGCACTCAGAGCGATTGCCGGCCTTGCATACTATCTATAATCTTAATCCTCAATCCCTTAACATTTTCGAGCCAGCTGGATCCCCTCTAGCTGGCTCTTTTATATTCTGGAATCTGAAATTGAAAAGAGCCGACTGCAACAACGGAAAAGCAGCCGGCTCAAAACAACAAAATAAGTATCAATCGATATCAAACAACCAATCAGAATTTGAATTAATACTCACCAGAGGAATTAGCATTTTTCAAAGTGAGCGTCAAGCCATTATCTGAGCTGCTTGCATAGCCTCGAAGCGTGAATGTTCTTTCAACGCGGCCGAATGCTGTAATGTTATCGTTGTAATCTTCGATAGTAGCATCATCAAGCGCAATTTGAAATTCGTGATTGGTGTCAGCACTTCGGATAAACGTAATTGACACGTCGCCAGCATTGCCAGCAAGAGAATCATTATACAGGCTGTTATCTGTTACATCGCAGGTGATTGACATAGTCACTTCGCGCACGTCAGTCGGCACAGGCTCGCCGGTGAGCTTAGAGCCTAACAGATTCCGGCGATCTAGCTTGTTGTCTAGTGACAGCTCAAAAGATCGGATGTCAAGGCTAGCGATTGACAGCGTGCCGCCCATAGTCAGCGATCCGGCTTCGTAGTGATACACTTGATCAACACTGGGAAATGATGCAGTGATGTCAGTAGTACGCGCCGCGCCATCTTTGCCGATCAGATCAAAAGAGCAAGTCATCTCGCCGCCTGCCTCTGCGCTGATTGTCATTGCGCTGACTTTGCATCCAGTGAATTGCTCCATTGAATTGCTCAAGTTTGTTCCGCGCTGAAATTGGATCGTCATGCTAGGCTGATCAAAGTTTGGAGAATAAACGTGCGTATAAGGATCGGCCGATCCTGTTGTTGACAGGCTGCCTAATGCTGCTTTTAACAGCATCCCGATCCCATCATAGAAAGCAGGCACTTCAATAGAGCCACCGGCCTGTCTGAAGCCCTCAAACGTGCCAGATAGCAAGCCAGAAGCAGGGACGCTCAAATGTGTTCTGCGCTCGCGCTCCTGTGTCACTTGCAGCGTGCTAGAGATCAGCTTGACATCTTGTGTCGTTGAAGTCTGAGCCGTCCCCCATGATGATTCTAGTCCGATTCTCAAAAATGAGTTTTGTGCAAATAAAATAGCCATAATAATGCTCCTTAAGGTAGTAAATCGATCACTCTGAGAATAGCACGATTCTCAAGGGATTGTCCTAGTGTGGTGATGATGTTGATTGCTATAGCGTAATTGAATCCATTAGATCCGGCCTTGTACGTTGCGCGGATAAATCCATTACCGGCGCGTGTCTCCTGTGCCTGAAATCTCGTGCTGCTGTCAACGCCTGAATCATCGTAGCTGTGGATCGTGACGTATTCGATCCCCTCCTGATCATTGCGCTCATTGTACGGAGTTAATCTTTTCGCTAGCTGCGAAGTAACGATCCAAAATACATGCACTTCGTCAGATTCTGACTTGATAAAGGACTGCACAGGCTGATCTAGAGCGCTCTGACTGTCTCTGGCGTTAACTACTCTGCTATGTGGTGCAGATAGCAAAATATAGCCGTTTTTCGGCGTGGAAATCGTTACGCTGGTGCTGTGATCTGTTGTCTCATTTGGCTCATAGAAATAGACATAGCAAATCGATAATGAATCATCGTGCTTAATTTGATATCCATCTACCTGCAATGTCAATACACGATTAGCATAATCAGCGCCTGCTTTTCTGGCAAAACTCACCAGCTCGCCCGTCGTATCTGTTACAACGACATCTTTGAAATCTGATCGGATATTATCCCAGAAATCATCCCAATCAGGCGGAATATCGATCTCTATGTCAATCGTAGCCGATACACCAGTACCACCAAAAGAATTGATCCCGACAATCTGCCGGCGTCGATAGTCTGCATTGTACCACGTCATTTTTACACTCCTGTTCTACTCTGGAAAGGCACAGTCGCCTCAATGTAGCCAATCGCAACATTATCAAGCCCATATCTATCGCCCTCGACAGCTGTGAAATTGCAGATCACATTGTCGATTGTGCGTGTAGTATCTGGATTAGCAAGGCCTAGCCAGCGATCCTCTGTGATTGCCTTGATCACATCGCTCGACAGATTGACAGCATTTTGCAGGCGCTCAGCAACAGAAGCACCGCCGCAAAACACATAGATCTCAAATCGTGCTGTCATGCGATAGCTAGCCAGATTTAAGCCTTGCTCTGTAGTGAAATCGATAAAGTTTATAGATGCATAGGGGATCTGTGGCGGTTCGAGTATTGAGCCAATAACAGCGCAATTGCGCATATCGACACCACTGTAGCCGCTAGTGAAATCCTGTGCAGTTTTGTCCTTAAGCGCATTGATAATCCTGTATGTTGTTGAATCTGGCATCATTTATCCTCTAGCAATGCAACACGCAGCAGATCATTGAGCTTCGGCCGGATCTCTTTTTGCTGTGCTTCGATGCTGCGGCCGAGAAATAGACGGGGCTTGATATAGCGCGTGCCGAATTCAATATAGCGTGCATATTCTAATTCTGTGCCGCCAAATTGCCCTCCTGCTTGAACTATAGCAGTAGGCTTGCCGTCCACAACAGCAAAACGCCCCGCGATCGATTGTCGGAGCCGTCCTGAGCGATTATTGAAGCGTGAAAAAGCCACCTGCTTAGATCGCGCCTCCATTTCGAGCGCTGAGATCTTGAGCCGCTTTTCTAGCTGATTCAACAGCCGCCGCTTTGCGCCTCTCATTTGTGGCGATAGATCTTCGAAATCCATTGCGCCCCCTAGATGATGACTTGACTTGATCGATAGGGATAAAGTAGCTGCTTCACTTCATCAGGGATCTGATTTGGCATATATGTAGTCGTCGCGTTTCTAACTGACTGGCTTTTCTTGCCTTGACTGCTCTTTGCTCTGTGTAGCTGGCTAGCATAGACGCAGACAGCATGTACGAGATCTCTGTGAAATAATGTAAATCCAAATGTGCCGATTACACGATTGCCGCGATATGACTTTGTAAATCCTACAGTGCTCGTATCTGGCTTGATAATCAATAGCCCCTGCTGCTTATCTATGTCGTATTCATCGCTATTAACTTCTGTGTCTGCTGTATATGCTCGATCGGGATCGGCATGCACTGAAGTAATCGATACAACGGGGCGGATCGGCAATTGCAACACGCTAATATCATTATACCAATATGAATCGATATAAAGAGTATATGTCGATACTGCTAGAGTCGGCGTGTTACTGCTATCAGGCGCAGGAAAGCCGAGCCAGCGTGCAATTGCTGCCTCGACTCTATCCAGCAAATTAGATAGCTCTGTATCAGCATTGGATCCCGATATTTCTGGCAAATATTCTTTTAATATGTCCGTCGTAACAAGAGCCATACTGATACAAATCCTCTAGTCAGTTAGTAATTGCGAGCTTGACGCAAATGCAGGCAGATAGTCGCATTTGTGGCCTTTCCGCTTGCTGCTTTTGTGACTTTGACGATCAAAGAATCGCCGGCCTCAAATACTGCTTTATCATTTGCACCTTGATTAACAAGATCAGCAGCAGTCAGAGCAGTCAGAGCGCCCTCTGCAGTGTTCAAAGTAGCCCACTCAAAAAGAGCAGTAGATTGATCATTGCCCAATACTTGGAAAGTTGCATAGTTAGTCGCATCAGCAACAATCCCAGCCACATCGACAACTTTAGCGGCTACAACTTCAATACGCTCATGAAAGCAGATCGCTACAGTGTCAGCAGTGCCGGCAGCTGTCTCAAGGCGGACATATTCAGGATAATAGTAAGACATAATAAACTCCAGTTAGATAGGGAGCCGAAGCCCCCTAATCAATGATTATAGATTGAATCCGAAAGCAACGTTTTTCACGGTTGAAGCATCCAAAGAATCAAATGTCAATCGCTCAGTAGCTACCATGTTGTAAGCGCCAGAAGTAATATCTTGCTCTTGTTGGATCTGGATGCCGCGACGTGCAAAGATATTCCAAGATTCACGAGATACTACTAACATCCCAGTAGTAGCGCCGGATCCTGTGTACTTTCCAGTAGTAGCAAGATCATCAGACATGAATCGAGATACTACTACAGGCATTCCGAAGATCGATCCCAATTGGCCAGTCAAGATTGTAGCTTGTGGGCCGAATTTGTCCAAAGTGATCAACTGCTCTAATCCCATCAGATTGCCGTAAAGAGCTTCAGGAGATACGATCAACACTTTGTCAGATGCAGCATACTCGCCCAATTGAGAAATCAACTCGAGCATTTTTGCAGCGTCGAAGCTGTTAATGTTCAAAGTAGTAGTTTTGTCAAATGCAGCAGCACGCAATCCAACGAATAAACGACGATGATCATTTGATCCGCCTAGACCAGCAGATCCCCAGCGTCCGCGAATATCCCAGTTAGCGATATCATCTTGATGAGTAGAAGCGGAATCACCATTTATAATTGCATCTTCAAGAGCATCGCGCATATCCTTAGCGATCATGCGTTGCATAGCAGGCAACAACAAAACAGCAGAATCTTCGATCAATTCTTCGTCAAGGATGTAACGAGTAGCGAGGCCCTTAGCAGTGATCTGAGCTTGGCCCATAGAGACAGTGCTAACAGGATACAAAGCAGGATTGTCGCTTGTTACAGTGCCTTTGATGTATGGACGGCCGCCGCGATCGATGCGAGGAGCTAACATAGTGTTAGATGTCATTTGTACTTCGTTGAACAAAGAGCGAACAACTGTCGGCACTTGATATTCCATGTGCAACTGAGCCAAGAATTGATCAGGGATCAACTCAGCACCAACACCGGATCCGTCATAGTTTGCTTTGCTGATTTGAGCAGCGATTGAGCGAGGCGCTACAGCAAGATGACGAGCAATAGCAAGATCCATTTTTGGAGTGCTTTTGTCGCCTACAAGCATGCTCTTGATCATCATGCGATCATTAGCAAGGCGCTTCATTTCTACGTGCCAGTTTGACAGATTCTCTTCTGTATCAAGCAAGCCGCATTCAGTGACAGTAGTCAAGCCAGCTGCTGTTTTTACGCGAGTTTTGCCAGTAGTCCAGCGGATAGATCCATCTTCGCCAACGAACTTTTTCAACTGATCGTCAGTGCCTGTGATCTCAGCAGAATCTGCACGATATACAGATTCTTCCATGATTCGCTGTGCTTCTTTGATAGCATTTACTTGCTTTTCAATAGTAGCAACTTTCTCATCTTGATTAGTGCGAAGAGTCTTAAGCTCTCCCATGATTTGTTTTACTGCGTCCATTGACATAGTATCTCCAGTAGTTAGGTAGTTAGTTAGTTATTCAATTCCTTAAGGTGGAACAGTAGATCGTCGAGTGAAAAGGATTTTTCTTCCTCTTCATCTTCGTCCATTTCTTTATCTTCATCATCATAGCCGGCGCCTTTATCTTCATCTTCATCGTGGCCGCCTTTGTCCTCTTCGTCGTGCATTGATTCTTCAATGATCTCCTCTTCTGGCTCTTCTGGCTGCTCTTCTGAATGTGCAGCGAATTCGACTAGATAATTGCCATTGTCAAGCTCTTGAATCGATACGATGTGCCTGTGTACTAGCATCGATTTTGCTACGTCTGACAGAGTGATATTTGCTGTGTAGTGCTTCGACAAAGTCGCTTCGTTATTTGCTGGGATAGTCACGATCGACACCTCTAATAATTCAGATTTAGGAAAATAATAGCCGCTTTTTCCGTGATATGGATGATCGGCAGGTAGTTTATTTCTGGCGATTGATTCGCTGGGTTGAAATCCAACAGATACAGCATTGATGAAGCCGCCGCGAACTTTGCGCTCGACTTGCTGCGCCACTTCGTCATTTTTATCGAATTCAACATCGAGCATCAGCTGGCCATCTTTGACGTATGCTTTGCCCTTTCCAATTGGCAGCTGTGTAGGATTATGATTCAGCAAAATGATCGGATTGCGCTCGTAGGCTCTGAGATCCCAGCCGCCCTGATCGACAATGTCGCCGTATCTGTCTGGATTCGCTGTAGACGCTACAAAAGATATCTTGCTATCTGTCTGCTCTGCTTTTGTGTTGAATCGCTTAAATTGCATGGTTTTAGCCCTCACAGAATACGATATAGCACATTGATCAAGGGTTGCATGTATTATTTGCGCTCTCTGTATTTCTCGTAGCACTCTTCGCGCTGTTCAATAAAGGATTCACAATGATCTACAATGATCTTACTGTTGGCTACATTGCTGATCTCTTCGCACTCTTGGCCGCTTGTTTTGCTGTCGATGCCGCGCGTCATGACTCTGCAATACATTTCCCTGCACAATAAGTCTCCGTAATTCTTGATGTATTCTGCGCCGCATGGTATCACGAGCATATCAAGATTTGTCAGCTGCTTGATGACTTCCTGCTGATCTCCTGCGACAGGATCCGCAACAACGACAACAGCTGGATCGGGCTGCTGTGCGTTTCGTTTATTGATCATTGCTGCTGTGGAGACGCCTCCAACGACTAGCCCAGCAAGGCCAGCGATTGCCAAAGTTAAGATCATGTTATCTCCGTCGAAATCCTTGATATTGTCTTTTTGTCTATCTGTCATTTTAATTCTCGATGATCACGGGTGCAATAGTACAGCGGCAATTGATATCCATCGCAGGCTCGCCAAATGATGCAGGAGCAGCTCCAGCGTAGCCGTCGATCTGGAAATCATCAGTAACGGGGATCGGCTCGCTGTCGTCTA